AGTCTTTAAAACAATATCCAGTCGCAATAATTGAGCTGACAAAGCAAGCGCAAAGTATTTCTGATCTCATGCAGAATCTTTCTAAAACGGTATTGCGCGACGAACACCTAATAGAAAGAGCGAACTACATTCCGACAAAGTTGAAATACTATCAAAAAACATTTTCAACAATCTAATAGAAACTAAATATATGGAACCACTAACATTTCTCGCACTCTTCGCCACCTGCACTTTCTGTGCATTTATCGCCGGTTATTTGATCGGCAACATCAAAGCCACCTGCGAGATGGAACAAACTCGCAAATGGTGGATGAACCGCCAAATCAAACGGGAGCGCCGTTAATGAATAAGAGTTCAGCATTTAAGCGAAAAGCAGGATGGACGTCTGATTTCAAAGAGATGCAACCAGATGCAGGATGTCCAAGTTCCATTACAATAACAATTCAATCTGGATTTGAATATGGGAATAGCGCGGATGAAGGGTTTAGGTGTGGAAGGGTATCATTTAAAAATGGGATACCACTATTAGAACTAAATAAAATGCACAAAAAACGAACTAAGTCATTTAGAGATGGAGTTACATCTGGATGGAAGTGGCAGAAGGGACGGAGTAAATGATGACCGCTGAGGAACTACATGACGCGGAATGTGAGTTCACTCGCAACCTTCTGTGCGGAATGATTCAGCAGGCCGTTGCCGATCTGCAAAGCGAGAAGGTGTTTTTGAGCAAACAACTCAACGAAGCTCAAGAACTCGACCGAGAGTCGGCAATTCACTTCATCAAAAGTAAAGCATTCCAGGGCATCTGCGATGTCTTAGCACTCCCAGCAGACAAAATCAAAACAAGGGCATTAAAAAATGACATTATCACTCGACCCAGGAACAACGCACAGCGCGTTTGTGCAATTTCACAACGGCAAAATAGTTGACCACGGTCATCTGCCGAACGAGGAGATCCGCCAAGTGCTCATCGGTCGCGAGTACACTCGATGCGCTTGCGAGATGATAGCCAGCTACGGCATGGCCGTCGGTGCTTCAACCTTCGAAACCTGCGTTTGGATCGGACGATTCATCGAAGTGGCACGAGTGGACGTGGAACTAATTTTCAGAAAAGATATTAAACTATTTCTATGCGGTACGATGCGAGCCAAGGATGCCAATATCAGGCAAGCCTTGCTCGACCTCATCGGGCCGCAGGGAACAAAGAAAACCCCAGGGCCGACTTATGGAATTAAGTCGCACACTTGGGCGGCACTCGCTGTGGCCGTATATGCAGCACAAAACAACAAAGGAAAATAGAAAGTGAAAATAACAAAAGGAAAACAAACACGCGCCCAGCGCGTAGTCATCTACGGCGTCGAATCCGTAGGGAAAAGCACATTCGCAGCCAAGTTCCCACGTCCGCTGTTTCTCGACATCGAGCAAGGCACAAGCCACCTAGATGTGGATCGTTGCGAGATCAACACTTGGAAACAGTTAACGGATGCGTTAACAGAGGCCAAGGCGACCGATTACAAAACCGTAGTCATTGACTCGGCAGATTGGGCGGAACGCTTGTGCGTTGAAGACCTACTCGCCAGCACCAAGAAAACCAGCATCGAGGACTTCGGTTTCGGTAAAGGTTGGGTTATGGTCGCAGAGCGCATGAGCCGGTTCTTGTCATCCGTCGATCAACTTATTGACGCCGATAAGAATGTGGTTCTTATCGCTCACAGCAAAATCGTGCGCTTCGAGGCTCCAGATGCGCTCGCAGCCTACGACCGCTACGAGTTGAAGTTGAGCAAACAATCGGCGCCACTATTAAAAGAGTTCGCCGACGAGCTTTGGTTCCTACGGTTTAAGACAAAAGTAAGCACAACGGACAGCGGCAAGGGGAAGGGCATCGGTGGCAAGGAGCGCATCTTGTTAACCACGCACTCGGCGGCCTACGATGCAAAGACGCGCAGCGGCCTTGCGGAAGAGTTGCCGCTGGAGTGGGCATCGGTCGCACATTTGTTTGAGACAACGGCGAAAGCCGTAGTCGCACCAACTGCAACACCACCCGAAAGCTGGGCAGGACGGCTCGCAGAACACGAAGGCGCGGTGAACCAGTTTCTTATCGCTCGCGGCGTCCTAACAAGCGAGCAGACTTGGCGCGACTGCGCGCCGGAATATTTGCACCGCGTTGCGCTTCGCGTGGATCAGTTCGTAAACACGGCGATCGAATGGAGGGCCGCAAACAAATGAGTAAAGAAATCTCACCATCCTCCCTGCCAAAACTCGCCGAATGCGCTCTCTTCGAGGGCGCAAACGGAACGAGTTCCGCAGCGGAGCGCGGCACGGCGGTTGACGTTGCGATCCGAAACCTGATATCGGCAGAACATGACGTTGCAATAGTCGGCGAAGACGCCGGTGCTATCTCCTACGGAGTCGAGGAACTGACGCGCCTTGCTAAGGGTTCTTTCGTGGAAACTCGCGAAGAGTATCTTGCGATGGCAGTCCCTGGACTTAGCAAACTCGGCACGGCAGACGCAGTCTGCAAGGCCGAGAAGTGGGTCGCAGATATCAAGACGGGGCAGGTGCGGAACTACCGCGAGCAACTCGCGGCCTACGCATTGGCCTGCATGGAGGACAACTTCGACACGAGTTGGACGGCGCACGTTGTATATGTCGATCAAAAGATGATTCGCAGCTATGATTTTAGCTACGAGGAGGCCAAACAGATCACGCAGCGCACAATCGACCGCGCAACAAGTGCGGAGGCGAAGCCCACGCCTTCGGAATATTGTAGCTGGTGTAAGCATTTCAACAACTGCAACGCCATCGTCAGACAGGCTGAGAGCGCGGTCGCTCTCATTCCAGAGGCAACCGGTAACAGCATCGAGGCGATCAAAGATCGCATCCTTGCCACGCCGGAGTCACTCGGGGCATTCGCGAAAGAATGGAAGCTTGCAGAAAAGGAGATCGCGGAGCCGCTGCTCGGTCACCTCAAGACACGTCTCGAAAACGGAGACGAGGTGGCAGGATGGAAGCTGACCAGCATGAGCGGACGCAAATTTGTGGAAACAGAAGCAATAGCAAAAGCAAGCCAAAACATCACAAAAGAGACATTGATCTTAGCTTTAGGCGGGAAGATGTCAGAAAAGAGTTATCTGGAACTCTGCGCCAAAAACGGCGTAGAGCCAGACACATCGGCGATCAAGGCGGGATCACCGACAACGCAGTTACGCCAAACAAAAATAAAATAGAAAACAAAAATATGCCAACATACAAAGCAAGCGAACCTAAACAAGCAGCCATCTACTTCGTGGAGCCTGGAACATACGAAGTCGAGATAGTGAAAGCCGTCGAGAAGACAAGCCAAGCCGGAAACCCGACGATCAAGCTCGATGTTCAAGTCATTCTTGAAAGTGGAATTGAGGGGCCGAAGATGTGGGAGCATCTCACGTTCACGCCCAAAGCGGCGTGGAAAGTTGATCAAGTGCTGTCCAGCATCGGGCGCGCCGTAGTCCCAGGAGAAGACGTTACCGTTGAAGCGGAAGATCTGATCGGAGAGAAAGGCGTTTGCGTCGTAGGCGTAGAGCCGGGGCAGACCAACCCAGATCACCAGTTCAACTGCGTCGAGCGTTGGCTCTTCGGAGATGAAAAGGCAAAATGGCTAGGCAACCGGCGCAAGCCAGCGGCCAAGACCGACAAACATATCGTTGCCAAAAGCAATGGCTACGTTTCTCAACCGAAAGACGAAACTGACGACATTCCGTTCTAAGATGAACGGAACTCTCTCGCTCCGGCTGTGTATTTGTATGAATGACTGTCCGATTGGCTTACGTCTCGAAAGGGGCGACCCGCTCCCAGTATATCAGCACACATACGACGACACGCCGGAGGGGAGAGCATTGGCAGAACAACATTTAGAAAGAATCGAAGACTATGTTCGACGGCATAACAAAGATGTTAAATCTCGCAAGACTAGTTAAAGAACAGATGGCTGATCTTGAATTACTCGTAGATTTATTAAACAAACGTATCGAATACTTAGATAATGAAAACGATGAACTGCGAAAAGACAACCGACGGCTCCGCCAATTCCTATCAGGACAGGATGAATAGGATGCAACACTGGAAAGGCTATCCGCTACGCTGTTGGCCGAACCACCAAGACGATTGCTATCGATGGGACTGGGAAATCCTTATAGACGGAAAATGGCTTGAGGTTGTTACTCAGTCCACGCGGTGGATCGAGGAGGAGGCCGAGGAGGTGCTAGAAAGGCATTTAAGGAAGAAATCAAATGATCCTATCACCTGACTTCCCAGACCACTACAAGACAAAAATCCTGCTACGCCTAGCAGGCCACGCAGGCGTCTTCTCGCTCTTGAAACTCTGGTCGCAATGCCAGTTTCGCAAATGCGAACGCATCGAAAAGCCAGCAGCTATCGTCGCAGCAATAGCCGACTGGACAGGTGACCCAATGCAACTCGAAATGGCGTTGATCGAAAGCGGCTACGCAAGGCGTGAAGGCGACGCGCTTGTGCTGCATCAATGGCAAGATCAAAACAAGCGTTTATTCTCAAATTACAAAAATGGGAAGAAAGGCGGAAGGCCAAAAGGTGACACGCCAAAGCCTACAAAAAAGCCAGCGGGAATGCGTCTGTAAATAACCCAACCATAACCCAACGCAAACCCAAATGAAACCCAACCGTAACCTAACACTAACCATAGGTGGACTAGATAGATAGAATATCTATCTCTTATCAGAGATAGATAGGCTTCGCCTCTCTCGCTTAAGGCGAGAGGCGAGCCAAGGAGAAAAACAAAATGGCAATTTTAAAACGAGAAGAAACAAGCACAAGGTCGGCAGTTCCGACAGCACCGAGCGCAGAGAAGGCCGCGATCTCGATCATCCTTCAGAACTACGAGGTGCTCGACGCTGCGAAGTGGGACGCGGATCTGTTTTTTGAACACGCCAACCGCGCTTTGTTGTCAGCGGCCAAAGAATGCCACAACGAAGGGTTCAAGTCGGACATCTTCCGACTCCAGGCGGTGCTCGAAGAAAAGGGATCAATTTTCGACGTGGGCGGATACCACGGCGTGACCGAAGCATTCACGGCATACCCCACGGGTGACGCCGTAGCCGCTCTCGACTTCCGAAAAGACTTACTCAAGGCGCGTCGGTATCGCAAGGCGATGGCGAAGCTTGCCGAGAGCAGGGACGACATCCGCGAAATGCGAGCCGACCTGAACGGCATTGCTCAACACTTGGCAGACTCGGACGAGGAACAAGTCGGGGCGCTATCGCTTAAGCAACAATGCACCGAACTTCTGAACGAACTCGAAAAGACCACGCCACCCGAACGCTTCCGAACAGGCGTCACCGGACTGGATGAAAAGCTGAACGGAGGATTTGAGCGTGGAACGCTCGCAGTCTTCGCTTCGGAGACTTCGGGCGGAAAGTCTATTGCTTTACTTCAAACTGCCCTGCACGGGGCTTTAAACGCCAAGAATGGCGTTATTTTCTCGCTAGAGATGAGTGCAACGCAGGTCATCGGTCGTTTAGTCGCATCCAAAAGCGGTTGGCGTTGCGTCTCTGCATACGAAAATCCGAACAAGGCGCATCTTGAAGGGATGCAAAAAGGCATCGCCGAAATATCGGCTCTTCCGATAACCATTTGCGACCAAGTATCGGATATCGATACTATCGAGAGCATTTGCCGGCAACTCAAGCGCACCGGCCTTGATTGGGTTGTTGTCGACTACATTCAACTTTGCTCACCATCCGCCGACAGCAAAAGCGAGACACGCGAGCAACAAGTGAGCGAAGTCGTCCGCCGTCTCAAGTTGATGGCGTTGCATTTAAATGTTTGCGTCCTTACCGCATCCCAACTAAACGACAAGGGAGAACTGCGCGAGTCGCGGGGCATCGGGCATCATGCCGACTACGTCTTGCACATCGATCACGCGAACCATCCAGACATCGAAATTAAGCTTATGAAAAACCGAAACGGAGAACGTCACGTCTCCGCGCCGGTGCTAATGCAAGGCGGCATATCGCGCTTTGTCGATAGGGTAACGAAATAGAAAGAAAACAAAAATGTGGATACTACCAAAACAACTACACACCTTGGATTGTGCGCTGGATACGGCGGCATTGAACTTGGACTTAAACGAGTCATCCCAAATTTGCGCTCAGTCGCTCTTTGTGAGATCGAAGCCTACGCCTGCGCGAACTTGGTTGCTAAAATGGAAGCGGGACTCATGGAGCCAGCACCTATTTGGACGGATCTTAAAACCTTCCCTTGGGCAGAGTTTCGTGACCGAGTGGACATCCTTACTGGAGGTTACCCCTGCCAACCATTCAGCGCAGCAGGAAAACGACTTGGAACAGAAGACCCAAGACATCTTTGGCCTTTCATCGCAAGCGGAATTCGGATTCTTAGACCCAAGCTCTGCTTCTTCGAGAATGTCGAAGGACACATCAGCCTTGGACTCCGAGAGGTCATTGGAGAGTTGGAATCAATGGGTTACAAAGTGTCGTGGGGAATATTCAGCGCGCGTGAAGTCGGTGCGCCACACCAACGCAAACGAGTGTTTATCTTGGCCGTCTCCAATAGCCTCGGAGGTGCGGCAGGGCTTTCAAGATCGCTCGCGTGGAATGAAGGGGTCGCAGGAGAGTCTAACCACGGTAGTTGTGAAGGATGCGGCGAATTGGCCGACACCGGACGCATCGAACCACAGGGATGGTGCGGTGCTGCGGACGGACAACAATCTGGAGCAGGGCGGATTCCACGGGGTGAGCCTGCACCATGCCATGACCAAGTATGGCCTTCCCGCCCCGGAGAACCCCAGCACGGATGGGAGCCGCCAAGAGTCGTGGCGAACTCCGTCATCGTCGGACGGCGAGGGGGGGATCATGCAGATGCGGGAGGGTTGCGCGGGGAAATACAAACTACGGGATCATGTGGCAGCGGTGGAGGAGAAGTCGTGGGCAACTCCATCGGGATACATGAATACAAATGCAGCGGAAGAGAATCGGAACAGCTTGAATCTTGGGATGCAAGCGAAGCAATGGGCAACGCCGAATTGTTCAGACTACAACACGGGAGGATTCACAAAGGATGGCAAGATTGCTGTAAGACAAATGGACTTGAGGAGAAGCGTGAATACATCATCAGCAAAATTGAATCCACGCTGGGTGGAGACTTTGATGGGACTTCCGATAGGATGGACTATGCCGAGTTGTCAGTATCCCATCACGCCGCAGGGAGATGCGAGTCAGGAGTTCCAGTTATCAACAACAGGGAATTGGCCAACGGCATCAACAATGGATGTTATAACGCCGACCAGAGACCTAACTCAAATGGAGAGCAAGGGGCATTGGGGGAAACAACCGAGACAGAGGCCAGACGGGATCGGATTCATAGCTCCAAACACGGGGAAACTATCGGAAATGGTTCATTATACATCTCCTGTGACAATCGTACCGACGAACTCCGACTGCTTGGAAACGGAGTCGTTCCTGCAACAGCAGAACGAGCATTCAGAACTCTTTTAGAAGAATTGAACGCCTAATGCTTTTACAGACGAAATAATTTGCAATACAAAAAAGATATGACACAAAAAGTATTCGATGCACGAAACAACGCGAGACGCAGCGGAATACGACGAGGCTTCGTATAGGCACGACTTTTATTCGTTCGCCGATCCGACCGCCGT